ATGCTGGAACAAATGGGCATTGCCGCGAAGCAAGCCTCGTATAAATTAGCGCAACTCTCCAGCCGCGAAAAAAATCGTGTGCTGGAAAAAATCGCCGATGAACTGGAAGCACAAAGCGAAAGCATCCTCAACGCTAACGCACAGGATGTTGCAGACGCGCGTGCCAATGGCCTTAGCGAAGCGATGCTTGACCGTCTGGCACTGACGCCCGCACGGCTGAAAGGCATTGCCGACGATGTGCGCCAGGTGTGCAATCTCGCCGATCCGGTGGGGCAGGTAATCGATGGCGGCGTACTGGACAGTGGCCTGCGTCTGGAGCGCCGTCGCGTGCCGCTGGGGGTGATTGGCGTGATTTATGAAGCGCGCCCGAACGTGACGGTAGATGTTGCTTCCCTGTGCCTGAAAACCGGTAACGCGGTGATCCTGCGCGGCGGCAAAGAAACCTGTCGCACTAACGCTGCAACGGTAGCGGTGATTCAGGACGCCCTGAAATCCTGCGGCTTACCGGCGGGTGCCGTGCAGGCAATTGATAATCCTGACCGTGCGCTGGTCAGTGAAATGCTGCGTATGGATAAATACATCGACATGCTGATCCCGCGCGGTGGGGCTGGTTTGCATAAACTGTGCCGCGAGCAGTCGACAATTCCGGTGATCACAGGCGGTATAGGCGTATGCCATATTTACGTTGATGAAAGCGCAGAGATCGCTGAAGCCCTGAAAGTAATTGTCAACGCGAAAACTCAGCGTCCGAGCACGTGTAATACGGTAGAAACGTTGCTGGTGAATAAAAACATCGCCGATAGCTTCCTGCCCGCATTAAGCAAGCAAATGGCGGAAAGCAGCGTGACATTACACGCAGATGTAGCTGCGCTGGCGCAGTTGCAGGCAGGCCCCGCGAAGGTGGTGGCTGTTAAAGCCGAAGAGTATGACGATGAGTTTCTGTCATTAGATTTGAACGTTAAAATCGTCAGCGATCTTGACGATGCCATCGCCCATATTCGTGAACACGGCACACAACACTCCGATGCGATCCTGACCCGCGATATGCGCAACGCCCAGCGTTTTGTTAACGAAGTGGATTCGTCCGCTGTTTACGTTAACGCCTCTACGCGTTTTACCGATGGCGGCCAGTTTGGTCTGGGAGCGGAAGTGGCGGTAAGCACACAAAAACTTCACGCGCGTGGCCCGATGGGGCTGGAAGCACTGACCACTTACAAGTGGATCGGCATTGGTGATTACACCATTCGTGCGTAAATAAAACCGGGTGATGCAAAAGTAGCCATTTGATTCACAAGGCCATTGACGCATCGCCCGGTTAGTTTTAACCTTGTCCACCGTGATTCACGTTCGTGAACATGTCCTTTCAGGGCCGATATAGCTCAGTTGGTAGAGCAGCGCATTCGTAATGCGAAGGTCGTAGGTTCGACTCCTATTATCGGCACCATTTAAATCAATAAGTTACCTAGCATTTAAGTAAACCACGTTCTCCTCTTGTGCCGTATTTGTGCCATTGCGACTTATAATCGCATCGATTTTGCTCGCGTGCTCGGTGAGATGCCCGGCTGAAAGGTGGGCGTATCTTTGAACCATTTCGAGAGTTTCCCATCCTCCCATCTCTTTAAGCGCAAGAAGAGAGACACCGGACTGAACCAGCCAGCTTGCCCAGGTATGCCTCAGGTCATGGAAGCGGAAGTTGCTAATGCCTGCCCGCTTTAACGCTCCCTTCCATGCCTTGTTGCTGTCGGTTCTCATCTTCCTTACCGCTGCTGTTTTTGTTCCGTCGCTTCGGTAGGCAGGTTTGGTGTGGACAAATACCCATCTCTTATGGAGCCCCTGCTGTTTTCTTAATATCTGGCATGCGGTTTCGTTAAGAGGAACTCCGATCGCATTGCCAGCTTTTGTTTCATCAGGGTGCATCCATGCCATTTTCTTATCCAGATCGACCTGTGACCACTCAAGGTCTGTAACGTTGGAACGGCGAAGGCCTGTCGTGATTGCAAACATGACCACAGGGAAGAAATGAGGAGCAATTTCTGCAAACAGGCGCTTCGATTCCTCCTCTGTAAGCCATCTGATTCTTCCATTCTTAACGCGTGGTGTTGATATTTTGGGCGCCCTGTCAAGCCATCCCCATTCAACAGCCATATTGAGAATAGCGCGAAGTATTGCCAGATGCCGCGTCTTCGTTCCTTTGCTTGCCAGCTTTGGTTTATACTCCGGCACTGGCTTGCCAAGCCGCAAACACCTGTCCCGGCTCATTTCCCAGTTCAGGCGATGGCGGCGGTTTTCCATCCCGTCTACCGCCTCCATTATTTTTTCTGTTGTTATGTCTGAGAGAATGGTTTCTCTGAAGTGCAACATCCAGAACGATATAATGCTCTTGTCATCATCAATGGACTTCTTATCCGATTTCTCACGCAGCCACCGTATGCAGGCTTCCTTGAATAGCTTTTTCGGTGATTCCCCGAGATTTTTTACTCTCCACGCTTCTGCTTTCAGACGATCGTGAAGTTCTTGCGCTTGCCTTTTGTCCGATGTTTCAAGAGAACGTCTAACTCTTGATCCATCTGGCGCGACGAAATCGCAGTGCCACGTGCCACCGCGTAGTTTGATTGACATGCTTTAACCTCCTGCACATCAACCGCATTCACCGCGCTATTGTGTCTCACAGACTTAAGCGCCGCAATGCAGTCTGACTTGCAAATGCGATATGGGCTTTTAGGTTTATCTGGATTTATCTTTGCGGCTTGAAGTCGTCCACTTCGTATCCACTGCGTGATAGTGCCTTTGTCTACCTTCAGATACGACGCAGCCTCTTCACGAGTGAAGATTTCTTCTTCCACCTGGAATCTCCATTTATTGGATTGACATGATTGCTGTAGGTCTGGATATCTTGAGAAGCTGGCAGGCCTCATCGAGTGTGAGACTGTGGTTAGTCCTTGCGTAGCTTGCTGATTCTTCTGTAAGTCTCTGGTGCTTTGTTTCCGTGTATCTTCATTTCAGACTTCAACAGAGCAACGAGAGAATCCCATTCGTTGAGGATGCCTTTGAATGCCGGAACGCGCTTTGCAACCTTGTCGAATGAATCTCTGATTTCTGGAATCTGCTCAACAAGTGCAACGCATCGCCGGAAGTCTGCTGCGTCATGGGGAGCGCCGAAGTGATGACCATAGATATTCTTTTTCAGTCCACATGCGATTGAGGCAAGAGTTGCGCTACTGATGCCAACATCGCCAGTCGATTGCCATTTCAAAACCTTCATAGCCAAATCTGACATTTCTTGTCTCCAATAAAAAACCGCCATCAGGCGGCTTGGTGTTCTTTCAGTTCTTCAATTCGAATATTGGTTACATTGTTTTCATATATGAATAAATAAATTAGCTTTTTTCGTTGCCTTCGCGTTCTTTATTAATTTTAACAAACTCGTTTTTACCACGCTCTCCAAATGCGTCTTTAGATTCGTTGTATCCGCAATCGCAGCACACATAATCACCAGACCATCCACGCATTGTTTTTTCTTTTGCAATATTTCCAGAACCGCATTTTGGACAAGACATATCACTACCTCCAAAGCATGAGTGAGATGACAACGTAACATTGATTGGAGATTAACAATAGATTGCTGATGTAAAAGATATGCATAAGCTTCGCTTTCAAAGTGGAGGTTCTGGTAGCGGCATCCAGTGTGACGGTTTCCACGACGCACCAGGAATTATCCACCCATCATTAGCGTCAGGATGACCCGGGATGTAAGTCGCCCATTTCATTCGCCAGTCACCTTTCCTGTCAAACTCCACGGCAACAAGAACGGCTGTTTTGGTATCCGGCATTCGCTCACTACAGCTTATCCAACCATCCGGAGTTGCCGGAGAGTTGCCTGGTTCTTTAATGTGCAAGCGAGGCTCACCATCTTTTGGCTCAGGCCACTGGCGCTCCATGTTAATCTTCAATTTATCTTCCATAGCAACGGTAATTTCAGCATCGCTGATGCCAGCACGGCGCTGTGCATCCCACAACAGAAACTGCATATCAGCCCACTCGCTAAGATCGTCTGGTTCGGCTGCGGCTTCCAGTGCCTCTTTTGAGAGATGTTTCAGCGGACCAATGGGGCCAACGCAGCCAAATGTGGAGTCAGACCATTTGGCATGCTCGTGGCGAATCTGTTCGCGTTCCAGCGATGCCAGTGCAATTTTTAATGCGGTAAGCATGTTGTTTTGATCTTCATCGAGTCCGAACGGTATTTCATCCCGTGCTGACTCAATGCTGGTAATCGTGTTCTGTAACCATTCTTTGGTAATAGTGGTCATAGCTATTTCACCTTAATCTCAACATTTCTCAGCTTTAGCTCTACTGGCAGGTCTGACTTTCCTGTTAATGCTAATGCGAGATTTTCAGGAGTAATGAGAGCAGTTATTGTTTTCCCCCTTGCCAGACGAATAATCATTCGTATCTCGCGATCGTCACATGCTCCCGGTCGAACAATTGATATTTGTCCGATCATCTCACTCTCCTTTGATGCGAATGCCTGCGGCGCGTGGCACATTAACTTCCACGATGCGCACTGTTGGTTTGTACATCTCAATCGCTGTCAACCAGTCAGCTCCTGTCATGCGCTTTTCCGCATCGCCATTAGTCCACTGAACCGGTACACCAATAGCCTTCATCGCGATTTCTATTTCCCCGGCAATGGCGCTTTTTCCGCAACCAGTAAAACCAGAAACAACGACAAGAACTTCACCTTTGGCTGGTTTTATTTCCCGTGCTTCCAGTTCTGCAATGCGCTTACTTCCATCCGAGATAACACCTTCGTAATACTCACGCTGCTCGTTGAGTTTTGATTTTGCTGCTTCAAGCTCAACGCGCAGCTTCCCAACCGTAAGCGCAATATCCTCGTTCTCCTTGTCGCGGCGTTTGATGTATTGCTGGTTTCTTTCCCGTTCATCCAGTAGTGCCAGCGCAACATTTGGATTAAAAGCAGCAATAAATTCAGCGTTTGCATAAGCCTGAACATCTGTTTCAACCAGGCAGTTAACATGACATTCCGCAATCACACCACCGGGTTCTCCTTTCCATTTTTGGCAAACAAAAACTCCTGTTAAATTGCCGTGCTGGTTAACAGATGTATGCCCTACGATGTAGCTTCCTTTAGTTGCTTTCTCTGCCTTTTCACGCAGTGCCTGATAATTAATTTCGCTCACTTCGAACCTCTCTGTTTACTGATAAGCTCCAGATCCTCCTGGCAACTTGCACAAGTCCGACAACCCTGAACTGCCAGGCGTCTTCGTTCATCTATCGGATCGCCACACTCACAACAATGAGTTGCGGATACAGTCTGGTAGTTCAGGCGACGCATTTTTATTGCTGTATTGCGCTGTAATTCTTCAATTTCTGATGCTGAATCAATGATATCTGCCATCTTTCATTAATCCCTGAATTGTTGGTTAATACGCTTGAGGGTGAATGCGAATAATAAAAAAGGAGCCTGTAGCTCCCTGATGATTTTGCTTTTCATGTTCACCGTTCCTTAAAGACGCCGTTTAACATACCGATTGCCAGACTTAAGTGAGTCGGTGTGAATCCCATCAGCGTTACCGTTTCGCGGTGCTTCTTCAGTACGCTACGGCAAATGTCATCGACGTTTTTATCCGGAAACTGCTGTCTGGCTTTTTTGATTTCAGAATTAGCCTGACGGGCAATACTGCGAAGGGCGTTTTCTTGCTGAGGTGTCATTGAACAAGTCCCATGTCGGCAAGCATAAGCACACAGAATATGAAGCCCGCTGCCAGAAAAATGCATTCAGTGGTTGTCATACCTGGTCTCTCTCATCTGCTTCTGCTTTCGCCACCATCATTTCCAGCTTTTGTGAAAGGGATGCGGCTAACGTATGAAATTCTTCGTCTGTTTCTACTGGTATTGGCACAAACCTGACTCCAATTTGAGCAAGGCTATGTGCAATCTCAATGCTCGTTCTTAACTCAACAGGAGATGCTTTGTGCATACAGCCCCTCGTTTATTATTTATCTCCTCAGCCAGCCGCTGGGCTTTCAGCGGATTTCGGATAACAGAAAGGCCGGGAAATACCCAGCCTCGCTTTGTAACGGAGTAGACGAAAGTGATCGCGCCTACCCGGATATTATCGTGAGGATGCTTCATCGCCATTGCTCCCCAAATACAAAACCAATTTCAGCCAGTGCCTCGTCCATTTTTTCGATGAACTCCGGCACCATCTCGTCAAAACTCGCCATGTACTTTTCATCCCGCTCAACCACGACATAATGCAGGCCTTCACGCTTCATACGCGGGTCATAGTTGGCAAAGTACCAGGCATCTTTTCGCGTCACCCACATGCTGTACTGCACCTGGGCCATGTAAGCCGATTTTATGGCCTCGAAACCACCGAGCCGGAACTTCATGAAATCGCGGGAGGTAAACGGGCATTTCAGTTCAAGGCCGTTGCCGTCACTGCATAAACCATCGGGAGAGCAGGCGGTGCGCATACTTTCGTCGCGATAGATGATCGGGGATTCAGTAACATTCACGCCGGAAGTGAATTCAAACAGGGTTCTGGCGTCGTTCTCGTACTGTTTTCCCCAGGCCAGCGCCTTGGCATTAACTTCCGGAGCCACACCGGTGCAAACCTCGGCAAGCAGGGTGTGGAAGTAGGACATTTTCATATCAGGCCATTTCTTTCCGGATCGGGGTTTTGCTATTACGTTATGAACTTCTGAAGCTGTGATGACGCCGAGCCGTAATTTGTGCCACGCATCATCCCCCTGTTCGACAGCTCTCACATCGATCCCGGTACGCTGCAGGATAATGTCCGGTGTCATGCAGCCACCTTCTGCTCAGAGGCTTTCTGTTTCAGGAATCCAAGAGCTTTCACTGCTTCGGCCTGTGTCAGTTCTGACGATGCGCGAATGTCGCGGCGAAATATCTGGGAACAGAGCGGCAATAAGTCGTCATCCCATGTTTTGTCCAGGGCAATCAGCAGAGTGTTAATCTCCTGCATGGTTTCATCGTTAACCGGAGTAATGTCGCGTTCCGGCTGACATTCTGCGGTGTATGCGGTATTTTCGACAATGCGCTCGGCTTCATCCTTGTCATAGATACCAGCAAATCCGAAGGCCAGACGGGCACACTGAATCATGGCTTTATGCCGTAACATCCGTTTGGGATGCGACTGCCACGGGCCGGTGATTTCTCTGCCTTCGCGGGTTTTGAATGGTTCGCGGCGGCATTCATCCATCCACTCGGTAACGCAGATCGGATGATTACGGTCTTTGCGGTAAATCCGGCATGTACAGGATTCATTGTCCTGCTCAAAGTCCATGCCATCAAACTGCTGGTTTTCATTGATGATGCGGGACCAGCCATCAACGCCCACCACCGGAACGATGCCGTTCTGCTTATCAGGGAAGGCGTAAATTTCTTTCGTCCACGGATTAAGGCCGTACTGGTTGGCGACGATCAGCAATGCGATGAACTGCGCATCGCTGGCATCACCTTTAAATGCCGTCTGGCGAAGAGTGGTGATCAGTTCCTGTGGGTCGACAGAATCCATGCCGACACGTTCAGCTAGCTTCCCAGCCAGCGTTGCGAGTGCTGTACTCATCCGTTTTATACCTCTGAATCAATATCAACCTGGTGGTGAGCAATGGTTTCAACCATGTACCGGATGTGTTCTGCCATGCGCTCCTGAAACTCAACATCGTCATCAAACGCACGGGTAATGGCTTTTTTGCTGGCCCCGTGGCGTTGCAAATGATCGATGCATAGCGATTCAAACAGGTGCTGGGGCAGGCCTTTTTCCATGTCTTCTGCCAGTTCTGCCTCTTTCTCTTCACGGGCGATCTGCTGGTAGTGACGCGCCCAGCTCTGAGCCTCAAGACGATCCTGAATGTAATAAGCGCTCATGGCTGAACTCCTGAAAATGGCTGTGAAAATAGCGCCCGCGAAATGCCAGGCTGATTAGGAAAACAGGAAAGGGGGGTTAGTGATTCAGGCCGTTACCGCGTCCGTCGAGAAAAACTTCCACGAGCAAATCACGGGTATAAGTGCGCTCGATGCCGCGATGCAGATAAAGCCGTCCGCGTAAATTAGCTGATGCAGTCCAGGTACCATCTTTGTGTTTGACCAGCATTCCTGGCATGACCGCGCCGCGATTAACGGTCTGCGTTCCGTAATGTTGATGAACCATAAAAACTCCTGCCCGTAAGCTGGGCTGCTGAACATATAGAGACTTCTGCGCGTATTCAGGCGGTGGATGGCCGCCGGTTGTCATAACTAAGCCGCCTCGTTGAAGCGACTGAGGTATAAAGTGTTGTGTTGATTTCAGCTGGTCACACCGACGTTCACGCGTCCGCTTCACCCCTCGCACTCCCCGGAGCCTGCTGAAATTCAAGCTGCGGATCTAAGCGGTCATCGCAACGGTGAATCAGGTGGTTGCCGTATCGTTGTGTTGTTGCGATATGGTGATAATAGCTATTGCTATTGGTGATATCAATACTTATTGCTATTGGCTGATGTGTTTTGATATTAAATGTTTGATAGCAAAAAGAATTAATTTTGTGACTTGCATCGCATAGCGATAACTGAAGCAGTAGTGTGGTGGTTTTTTGAGCGGTGTGTGATGAGGGGAGGGGACAAAAGAAAACCCGGCACGGTGGCCGGGTTATTAATTAAATTAGTCAGTTTTTTCTACTGTAACATAGAGGCAGCATTCAGCATCTTTTCGTAATATGAACGCATGTCTTCTTTGCTATATGCGTTGATAAGATTATCAGCGTGTTTTTCCAGTAGATTTAGCTGCTGTTTTGCTGACTTTTCTTGTGCTGTCGTTTCAGCGGCAAAAATTACAAATGAATCAATATTTGAATTGTATAATTCGTAGGCTTTAGTAATTGTTAAAACACTTATCGCAGCTTCACCCATTTGTTTTTTTATATTTTCAGAACGAAAATCTAATGTTTCTGTAAGATGGTATTTGCCATTTTTTAACAAAAAATCTGCAACTAACCCTTCTTCATTACTAATTGGATAATTAGCTACGATTTTATGTTGGGAAAGATCTTCAAAATACTTACTGAAAATTCCATGTTGTATAAAGGTGGATTTTAATTCAGAAAAAACCTTTTTTTTCAACTGCTTATGTGGTTGTTTTTGTGGGTTTACTAACCGATTCATTAGATCAGTAACTTTAGCTTCGTAATCTTCGTTGGCTTGAAGAGTGAACATGCCAAATGACGATAACGATAATGCTCCCTTAAAAAGACAAGGAAGAAGTTCAGCATTGTTGATTTTTTGTGACAAATCAAAAAGCGAGGTTGAAAGATCCTCTAAGTAATCTAAGGTAAGATCTTTGTCAATCGCTTTAAGTTTTGAAACTGAATTGAGCATACGTACGTCTATGTCAGAGTCATGGTAAACGATCAAACCAACGTTAATCGTTTCACCTTTCTCTAAGTTCGGTGTAACTCTGATTAAGCTGTATTTGAAAGTTTTCAAGATGTTATCTCCAGTCTTATGGCATTTAGCCTATCGATTCGCTCCTCGCTATCCCACCACTTCAAAAAATACTCCTTATGCATTGGTGGCATCCATGCTTCAGGCATAGAGTTAAGTATATCAGATATAGTCTCAACTCCAATTTTTTCAATTTTGTCAAGGACAGATAATGCGCACTTTCTCAGATCATCAGTGTCGCCAATGAATTGTTTAGCAATCGTCCAGTTTGTTGTTGTACTGGAGTCTGTTGGTAGTATATGAGGGGTATTTCGTGGCCAGCCTATAACAAAAGAGTTTAGACTAAAATCGAATGTTTTAACTATAACATTGCCTCGGGTGTTTTCCATGTATAAGTAGTTGTTGAGGTGTCTGTCAATGTTATATACAAACTGATCAAATGCATAAATTGCCCAGAGTTGCTTCTTTAAGGATTCAGAAGCATTTGAGAGCAAATTTATCCATTGAGGACTATTGAGACCAGATTTCCAGGCTGAAAACTCTATGCGAGAGCCAAAAACATACTCCCCATTAGCAATACACTTGAGAATTTTGCACACAGGTGTAGCGATGCCGCATTTTTCAGCTAAATTTGTGCAAAACCATTCCGCTGCCGGTACTTGAGTTGGGTTTTGTACAGGAAAAGGTGGGGTGGAACGCATGCTTTTAACTGCATATTCCATTTCATCAGTGGCAATAGCGAAACCAGAAAGGTGTGCAGTGCCTAAGCTTGAAGGTGTATATTCATGAAATTCTAATTCAAACAAACTTCCTTGCTCTGGTTTCACTTCATCAGTGTTTGGCTCTTGTTCTTTCGTCATCAACTTTTTTCCCCAAATCGAAGACATGCGGACCTCTTAAATTTGAACAACATCATAATGATTAGCTAATCCGCTACCCATGCTTCCTATACGTCTGCGGCATGCTCCCAATAACCTTACCGAAGATGAACACCCGGTTCATCTCGTCTTTCTCGATCGGGTCCCACGGTGAGTAGCTCTTGTTATCAGAGATAACCAGCAGCTTATCCTTCATCATTTGCAGACGCTTTACATGGGCTGTGTCGTCGTACAGAAACGCATAGATACCATCACCGTCGAAAGATTTAACCGTGATATCAACGAACAGCAGATCACCTGGTTCGATCGTTCCTGACATGCTGTCACCACGCACGTTAATGATGCGGATATTTTCCGCCTTCCTGCCATCGAACATGTGACGAGCATCGTCAAACGAGTACTCAACCGAGCGTAGAACTTCTACAAACTCACGGTTGATTACACCCGGCCCGGCACTGACTTCTATATCAAGAACGTCAATTTTGAAGTATTTGGAATGGCTGACAGCAGGCTTCCCTGATTGTTGACCGTCATTTCTCATCGGGCCTATGCCTGATGAGAGCCATTCTGTTCGAACACCCAATGCATTAGCTATTTCAACAATTTTTGTTGAGCCGCGCGCGTTGCCGCTTGTCAGTCTCCAGATTGTGGGTTGAGCTACGCCAGACGCCTTTGCAAGAGCGCCTTGAGACATTCCAGATTGTTCCATCGCTAGGTTTAAGCGATCAGCAAGAGTTTCTTTTTTCATAAGTTTTAATTTATACGCTTGCGTATTGATGGTCAAAACACGTTTTGCTATTGCTTGGGTTAATACGCATTGCTATTATTCATTCATTGCAATACCAATAGGAATTGATAATGACAAATCAAACCATTCAACTCGCAATCAGTATTACAGGTAGTCAAAAACGACTGGCAGATCTATGCGGTGTAGCCCAACCCACAGTTTGGCGTTGGCTACACGGTGGCGGAATTGATGCCCGCTATGTAATGAAAATTGTCTCAGCCACTGGTGGAAAGATTAAACCAGCAGATATTCGTCCCGACCTCGCACCATTGTTTAACGCGAGTAATTCTGCCGCCTAAACTGCGGCGTTAACTGATAAGGCAATGACTATGCAACCACTTACATACCAACAGACTAGCGGATTTAGCCCGACTGCGGTGATAAATCGTTCTCAAACAAAACAGGCGCCAGGCCACGAAAAAATCCGTGATGCCGTTCGCGCCTGGTCGGCTGCAGATAATCAGGATGTTGTTGCCGCACTCATTGTGAATGAGTATCGGGAGCAGGGCGGCGGCACCATCGATTTCCCTGATGATGTCAGTCGTGCACGCCAGAAGCTGTTCCGCTTCCTCGATAACAAATTCGATTCTGAAAAATACCGAAATAACGTGCGTGAACTGACCCCGGCAATTCTGGCGGTACTACCGCTGGAATATCGCGGCCACCTGGTTGAGCAGGATAGCTACATGGCTCGGCTGGCTGAAATGGAAAAGGAACTCAGTGAGGCAAAACAGGCTGTCATTCTCAACGCACCACGCCACCAGAAACTGAAGGAGATGAGTGAAGGCATTGTGTCGATGTTTCGTGTGGACCCGGATCTGGCTGGTCCACTGATGGCGATGGTCACCACCATGCTGGGGGCAATATGACAGGTTCGGAAATGGCGAAAGCCGGTCTGCGCGAACAGAACCGACTTTCAGGTGCAAATCGTAACACACTCATTGCGGGAGGAATTATGGCAAACACTGCTGAGATATTCAATTTTCCAGTGCCGGATGCGGCACAAAAGGAGCCGCGCGTGGCAGATCTCGATGATGGTTATACGCGCATTGCAAATGAGTTGCTGGAAGCTGTGATGCTGGCCGGATTAACACAGCACCAGCTTCTGGTCTTCCTGGCTGTCATGCGCAAAACATATGGCTTTAATAAAAAACTGGATTGGGTGAGCAACGAGCAACTTTCCGAGTTGACCGGGATATTGCCGCACAAGTGTTCTGCTGCAAAAAGTGTTCTGGTAAAGCGTGGGATTTTTATTCAGAGCGGGCGGAATATCGGCATTAATAATGTGGTCAGTGAATGGTCAACATTACCCGAATCAGGTAAGAAAAATAAAGTTTACCTGAAAGAGGTAAATTTACCTGAATCAGGTAAGAAAAGTTTACCCAAATCAGGTAAAGGCACTTACCCGAATCAGGTAAACACAAAAGACAAACTAACAAAAGACAATATAAAACCTTTTTCGTCCGAGAATTCTGGCGAATCCTCTGACCAGCCAGAAAACGACTTTCCTGTGGAGAAACGGGATGCTGCAATTCAGAGCGGCAGCAAGTGGGGGACAGCAGAAGACCTGACCGCCGCAGAGTGGATGTTTGACATGGTGAAGACCATCGCGCCCTCAGCCAGAAAACCGAATTTTGCAGGGTGGGCTAACGATATCCGCCTGATGCGTGAACGTGACGGACGTAACCACCGCGACATGTGCGTGCTGTTCCGCTGGGCATGCCAGGACAACTTCTGGTCAGGTAACGTGCTGAGTCCGGCCAAACTCCGCGACAAGTGGACCCAACTCGAAATCAACCGTAACAAGCAACAGGCTGGCGTGACAGCCGGAAAATCAAAACTCGACCTGACAAACACTGACTGGATTTACGGGGTGGATTTATGAAAAACATCGCCGCACAGATGGTTAACTTTGACCGTGAGCAGATGCGCCGGATCGCCAACAACATGCCGGAACAGTACGACGAAAAGCCGCAGGTACAGCAGGTAGCGCAGATCATCAACGGTGTGTTCAGCCAGTTACTGGCAACTTTCCCGGCGAGCCTGGCTAACCGTGACCAGAATGAACTGAACGAAATCCGCCGCCAGTGGGTTCTGGCTTTCCGGGAAAACGGGATCACCACAATGGAACAGGTTAACGCAGGAATGCGCGTAGCCCGTCGGCAGAATCGACCATTCCTGCCATCACCCGGGCAGTTTGTCGCCTGGTGCCGGGAAGAAGCATCCGTTAACGCCGGGCTGCCAAACGCCAGCGAGCTGGTTGATATGGTTTACGAGTATTGCCGGAAGCGTGGCCTTTATCCGGATGCAGAGTCTTATCCATGGAAATCAAACGCGCATTACTGGTTGGTTACCAACCTGTATCAGAACATGCGGGCCAATGCGCTGACTGATGCGGAATTACGGCGCAAGGCTGCCGATGAACTGACTTGTATGACCGCGCGAATTAATCGTGGTGAGGCGATACCTGAACCAGTAAAACAACTTCCTGTCATGGGCGGTAGACCACTTAACCGGGCTCAGGCTCTGGCGAAGATCGCAGAAATCAAAGCTAAGTTCGGACTGAAAGGAGCCAGTGTATGACAGGCAAAGAGGCAATTCTTCACTACCTGAAAACGCACCGGACTTTCTGCGCGCCGGATGTAGCTGCGGCAACAGGCGTGACTGTAACCAGCATCAATCAGGCAGCAGCCAAAATGGCACGGGCAGGAATCCTGGTCGTTGATCGCAAGGTCTGGCGAACGGTGTATTACCGGTTCGCTACCAGGGAGGAGCGGGAAGGAAAGGTGAGCACGAACCTGATTTTCAAGGAGTGTCGCCAGAGTGCCGTGATGAAACGGGTATTGATGTTTTGGGGGAGGGTAGGGGTATAAGCGAAACGTTATGAGTGTGTGGGTATTCGTGCCATTGCGATGTGGTAGAGAGTGCTGAGGGCGTCATGGTTGTGTTGCGAAAACTACGTTGCACTTGAGCAGGATCTTGCAGAATTTGAGCGCGAGTTCCGTGTTGCTGATGCGACTATACCCTCGATGTAGAGGAACTTAATTAGCTGATTGTAATTCAATATGCCTACTAAGACCGGTTGGGTATGAACTAGTAAAGGCTGCAAAATCCTATAGAGTGTTAACGCAACCAAAAACGTTAAGCACGGAGAAAAAAATATGGATCCTAAATTACTGTATGCCACGTTTAAACGAAATGACGCACCAGCTTGGCGCTGCCCGAACTGTATGAATGAAACACTGGAGATTGTCGCTGATAGTTTTGTAGAAACTGATTCAAGCGCAACAACTCAGTTTAGAGATGAAGTATGGTTTGATGAGGAAATGTCGGGAGGAGTATTCAGTTGCGTGCTGCGCTGTACCCGCCAAGCCTGCCAGGAGAAGGTTGCTTTGTCTGGGCAGGTTGTTGCTGTAGAATGCTTCAATGACGAAATGACGGAGCGTTGGTATGTTTCTGGTTTCCGTCCTAAGTATTTCTATCCACCACTTCCTCTATTCCTGTTTCCTGAAAAGTGCCCTGAAGATATAGCTGATCTCTTGGCGGAAGTATCAGCTCTGATCCCCTCGCACCCAGCTTCAGCGGTGAACACCATGAGAACCATACTGGAGATGATGCTTGATAGTCTTGATGTACCAAGAGAGAAAACAGTTAAAGGCAAGATAATACGTCTTTCTACGCATGAAAGAATCACAAATTATTCAGATAAACTGGGACCAAATAAAGATGCATTCATGGCGTTAAAGTGGTTGGGGAATCACGGCAGTCATGGAGGGATTAAAGTCACAAGGTCCTCTATTAATGATGCCTGCATTCTCATTGGTCATTTGATTGACTTCTTATTCTTAGAAAGCCCGGATGTAACTATTCATATTGAACGGATAAACAACGTGTATGCACCCAAAAAGGAGTAAAACGTAACGCCATGTCGAAGCGGAATATTGCCGCTAAAACACAAGAAGAGCGCGAGAAGGTTAACGTTGACCTTGCTGTCTCCTGAGTTACCTACAAAGAGCACCTTAATATACCGGTTATTGCCGAAGCGGTGATGCGTGAGCAGCCTGAGCATTTGCGGGACTATTTTTTGGAGCGGCCACGACATTACCGCGAGCAGAGCATCGCGCTGCCCAAGGCATCCGCTCCTCGACATCTTAAGCAGGAAGGTGAAAAATGATAAGTGCAGAAGGACTGCAGCGGTTACTTAATTTATCGGAGCCTCCATCTGATGAACTGATTGATGTTTATCTTCAATTCTGCATGATTTTTCCTAGGGTCGAGCAAAGTTTTTTTGGTGGCTTTGCTAAGGGGGAAGACAGTTTAAATTATGCGCGAACGTTACTTGACGCCGGGATAAAGGTGCCCAACGAACTTTTTCACGATTTTAAGCAGAGATACATTTTGAATGGGGATGCGCAGGAAAGACTTGACGCCCTCTGTGTCGGTCGAGAGAGAGATAGGCGGGGAATAGTTAATGGACTTCAAAATGACGCAGCAACAGATCTAAACACCATGTCTACAGTATTAAAGATAGTTATAAGGATAAGAAATAACCTTTTCCACGGAAATAAAGACGCTTATCTTTTTGTTGATTCTCAAGAGCAAGCGCAACTATTGAGGTGGTGCGTGAGATTTCTCCAAGGATTATTAAATTAATCTACCTTTGATTTTCCATAATCAACCAGCAATAATAATGTCACCGGAGCCTGAACAACATCGGTGACTTCTGCGCTAAACGGGGACGTTTATGCGCACATACAATCCAAACTCTCTTCTCCCTTCACAGATGCAGAGATGCACCTGCGATTTTTTGCATCCAGCGTTTGACCTCTGCGGAGGTGAAGCGTGAACCTCCCACAAGACGGCATCAAATTGCATCGTGGTAACTTCACCGCTATCGGCCAGCAGATCCAGCCTTATCTGGAGGAAGGCAAATGCTTTCGCATGGTGCTTAAACCGTGGCGTGAGAAACGCAGTCTTTCCCAGAATGCACTCAGCCACATGTGGTACAGCGAAATCAGTGAATACCTCATCAGCAGGGGTAAAACGTTCGCCACTCCAGCTTGGGTAAAAGATGCTCTCAAACACACATATCTCGGTTATGAAACCAAAGACCTGGTTGATGTCGTAACCGGTGAGATCACCACTATCCAGTCGTTACGCCATACCTCCGATCTTGATACCGGAGAGATGTATATCTTCCTGTGTAAGGTTGAAGCCTGGGCGGTGAATATTGGCTGCCACCTGACTATTCCGCAGAGCTGCGAGTTCCAGCTGCTCCGCGACAAGCAGGAGGCGTAATGGCTACACCGCTTATTCGTGTCATGAACGGACACATCTACAGAGTATCAAATCGTCGTAAGCGTAAGCCTGAGCTGAAGCCATCCGAAATACCAACACTGCTCGGATATACCGCTAGCCTGGTTGATAAAAAATGGTTGCGACTGGCAGCAAGGAGGAATCATGGCTGATTTGAGAAAAGCAGCGCGTGGTCGGGAATGCCAGGTAAGAATCCCAGGCGTATGTAATGGCAACCCTGAAACGTCTGTACTGGCACATATCCGGCTGACTGGATTGTGCGGCACCGGTACGAAACCGCCAGACCTGATTGCCACCATTGCATGTTCTGCCTGCCACGACGAAATCGACCGCCGCACGCATTTTGTTGACGCTGGATATGCAAAAGAATGCGCGCTGGAAGGTATGGCGAGAACGCAGGTTATCTGGCTGAAAGAGGGGGTAATTAAGGCGTGAATACTTACCACATCACACTACCCTGGCCGCCGAGCAATAACCGCTACTACCGCCATAATCGAGGGCGCACGCACATCAGCGCAGAAGGGCAGGCATACCGCGATAACGTCGCCCGAATCATTAAAGGCTCAATGCTGGATATCGGTCTGGCTATGCCTGTGAAAATCCGCATTGAGTGCCACATGCCGGATCGCCGTCGCCGTGACCTGGATAATCTGCAAAAGGCCGCTTTTGACGCACTCACCAAAGCGGGTTTCTGGCTGGATGATGCTCAGGTCGTTGATTACCGCGTTGTGAAGATGCCCGTTACCAAAGGTGGAAAGCTGGAGCTGACCATCACTGAACTGGGAGATGAATGATGTTTGAGTCTTATATGGCAGAACGTCTTCGCCACCGCTGGATGCGCCTGCGCTTATATCGTTTCCCCGGTTCTGTTTTGACCGATTACCGAATACTGAAGAATTACGCCAAAACACTGACAGGAGCAGGAGTATGAAGTCAGAGATAACAATCAACTAATACTGTTTTGTTGATTTTTGCTTGTAATTGGCGTTCTGGTCTGAGTTTTGTGGAGTAAGTTGATGCGTGATATTCAGATGGTTCTTGAGCGTTGGGGAGCGTGGGCGGCTAATAATCATGAAGATGTGACCTGGTCGTCCATTGCCGCCGGTTTTAAGGGATTAATTCCTTCAAAAGTAAAATCTCGCCCACAATGTTGTGACGATGACGCGATGATCATTTGCGGGTGCATGGCCCGTCTGAAAAAGAACAACAGCGATTTGCATGATTTATTGGTGGACTATTATGTCGGCGGCATGACTTTTATGGCGCTTGCACGTAAGCATGGGCGATCTGATTGTTGGGTTGGCAGGATGCTCCAGAAAGCTGAGGGCGTAGTGGAGGGTATGCTGATGGTGTTGGATCTCCGATTGGAGATGGATGCTGATTGTTCGAAATAATTAAAGGAAAAGTTGCTGTCTGATTGTCATTAGTCTAACATTTTAAATGTTGGAATCGCAACGTAGTTATTATCATATAACAGCTTGTTTCCTGATTTAGCCAGCCTCTCCAAAGGCTGGTTTTTTCTAATAAGTATTATTTCGAGTAGGGATTTTATTGTTTAACCCATAATAATTCATTGACATTGAATCCCAACTTTTGAGCGGTTCGCACATAGTCTGCTTTTACTTTATCTGGAATAGTTGGGGTCCTTGCCAGAATCCATAGGTATTCTCTGTTCGGACCACTGACAAGAGCATACTTATACTCATCATCCAGTTTGATTACATTATAGCCACCATAGAAGGGGCCAAAAAACGAAACCTTCAACGCTGCAGTTTTAGTATCTCCAGTAAAGTATGCTTTACCTTCGCTCTCGCTCCATTTATTTTTCGTTGGATCGTATCCACGGTTAAGTACACGAATCCCTCCGTCGTTCCGTTTTCCATAAGTAGCGCTGACCTGTTCCAGACCACGTTCGAACCGGTTCTCGAGGCGAGCTATTTCATACCATTTTCCGAGGTAGCGGTTGGCGTCAAAATTTGTAATCGGCTGCACACCTTTAGGTGGTGTCGGGGCCTTACATGCTATAAGAGTGAAAGAGAGTGCAATGCCAGTCAACACAGGCCATAACTTCATAATAAATCCTGTACTTTTGATAGTTGAGAGTAAGTATGAAAGATAGATGATTACGACCGATCACTTAAAGAACTTTCATACTATATTAGGAATAGTCCATAACAGAAAAATTGTCAGTGATGACGCCAGAAAGGCAATTTATTCCGTGCATTACACAGTTTATGTGTTAATGAATTAGTCAAGGGGGAGAATATGATAAAAAAACCTGTGATTGGAATCAGCGGTTGTTTGACCGGTTCTGCTGTTCGTTTTGATGGTGGTCACAAAAGAGCTGACTTTTTAATGGACAAATTAGTGGAATGGGTAACATTCAGACCAGTATGTCCAGAAATGGCTATAGGGCTGCCAGTTCCGCGTCCTGCTCTACGTCTTGTGCGCTCGACGCAAGGAAATATACGGATGTGTTTTAGCCACGACCAGAATGAGGATGTGACAGAGAGAATGACAGAGTTTAGTCGTTCTTATATGAACAAATTAAAGGATGTATCGGGGTTTGTGGTTTGTGCTAAATCTCCCAGCTGTGGCATGGAGCGCGTGCGTGTCTATGATGAAAATGGTAATCGAGGTCGTAAAGATGGAGTGGGACTATTTACGAGCACTTTGATGGAAAAGTTTTCCTGGCTACCGGTTGAAGAGGATGGGCGATTACATGATCCAGTGCTTCGTGAGAATTTTGTTGAAAGAGTTTTTGCTTTGCATGAGCTCAATCATCTTTACAAGGAGAAATTATCAAGAAGAGAGTTATTAGCTTTTCATAGTCGTTATAAGCTTCAGTTATTGGCGCATAGTCAGGCAGGCTATAAAGATATGGGACCATTTGTGGCTGCAATACACGAGTGGGCGGACCTTGAATCATACTTTGAGGTGTATCGTGATAAGCTGATGGCGATTCTCAGAAAACCTGCATCACGTAAAAATCACACGAATGTGCTGATGCATATACAGGGGTATTTTAGTAACTACTTAAGTACACGCCAGCGTAAAGAGTTGAGCGAGGTTATACTTAACTATCGTTCTGGCACATTACCTCTTCTTGCGCCGTTGACTCTGCTGAAGCATTATCTGGGTGAGTATCCTAATGATTACTTGCTTACACAGAATTACTTCGATCCCTATCCGGACGAACTGGCTCTAAGACTGATGGTAAATTAATTGTATGCGATATCATCCAAAAGGATGAGTTCCTGCATGCAGGATATTTACAATCGTAAAAACTACACTATGATACCCAGAGTGTCAGTTTGTATAAAAACTCTGTTTACGCTGAAGAAACCATTGAGATGCAACTTAAAGTTGGTAAACATGCCAGTCAAAATATAATATTATGATTCCACGCAGCTATATATAATATAACAGATTGGTTTAATAATTTGTCTTTGTGAGTTAAATACATAATTTTATACTTGTGATGCAATGAGATTTTCCTTATTGTTGAACTGGCGAATATTGATTTTCCACCTATACTTACCTGGTGTAACCTCAATGATATCAGGTGGATAATATGCCATACATATGTTCTATCATTTTGGTGTTGAACTCGTTTGATGCCCGAATTGGTAAAGAAGATATTTTGTTTAAAAAAGGAAGTGCTGTTCTCATTGATTACAATTTAAAAGATTTTTTTTCATCAAATATAGATCATGTAATGATCGTAGATGTTGAAGAGAAAACAGTTAATGATTTCTTTAAAAGCAACACACTCTCACCTTTTTCTGTAAGAAGGTTTTATCCGGCATACTTGATGGTGGAATGTGAAGATTTTTCATTGTTAAAGAACTTGATTGCATGCTTGAATTGTGATGGCAGAACTGTGGATTTTGTTAGAAATCAAATATCACTTGCATGTCTTGCTATCTTATCTTCAGAGAAAATAGTGCAAAGTTTTTTATTTGGATGTCTTAATAGTTTAGGAAGTAAAGTTAAGGCTATTATTCACACGGATATATCTGCAGCATGGAGACTTTGTGATATATCTTCAAGACTGTATCTGAGTGAAAGTCTGTTAAAAAGAAAATTAAAGCACGAAGGCTTATCATTTAGTAAGTTAATTCTTGAAGAGCGAATGGTGATGGCGGAAAGGTTATTAAGCTACAATTTATATTCTGTTGGAAAAGTTGCTGAGATATGCGGTTATGAAAATACGTCATATTTTGTAAGTGTTTTCAGAAGATATTTTGGTGTTCCTCCCCATCAATATTCATCAAGATTTTTTTTAGAAAAAGACATGATGTCACGTGATACGTTTTAATGATTTTGTAATTTTCGTATTTGATAATTGTATGATGCTTTCAGCTACGCCAGAATAATCGCTGGCGTTTTTCTTTTTGAATAGATGTTCAAGCCTTACGCTAATGTAACTTCTATACCTTTCCTCTTCGTTCCGAACCGTGTACACCATCCGTTATTTGCGGAGGTGAGGCTATGAAATCCATGGATAAGTTAACAACGGGCATTGCCTACGGCACCTCCGCAGGCAGTGCTGGCTACTGGTTTTTACAGCTGCTCGATAAAGTCACGCCCTCACAGTGGGCAGCAATAGGTGTGCTGGGTAGCTTGGTATTTGGCCTGCTGACGTACCTGACAAACCTTTATTTCAAGATTAAAGAAGATAAGCGCAAGGCTGCGAGAGGTGAATAATGCCTCCATCATTACGAAAAGCTGTTGCTGCTGCTATTGGTGGCGGGGCTATTGCTATAGCATCTGTGTTAATCACTGGCCCAAGTGGTAACGATGGTCTGGAAGGTGTGAGACATAATCCTTACAAAGACATAGTTGGTGTATGGACTGTATGTTACGGACACACCGGAAAAGACATTATGCTCGGTAAAACGTATACCGAAGCAGAATGCAAAGCCCTCCTGAATAAAGACCTTGCCACTGTCGCCAGACAAATTAACCCGTACATCAAAGTCGATATACCGGAAACAACGCGCGGCGCTCTTTACTCGTTCGTCTACAACGTGGGTGCTGGCAATTTCAGAACATCGACGCTTCTTCGCAAAATAAACCAGAGTGATATCAAAGGCGCATGTGATCAGCTACGGCGCTGGACATACGCTGGCGGTAAGCAATGGAAAGGTCTCATGACTCGTCGTGAGATTGAGCGTGAAATCTGTTTGTGGGGTCAGCAATGAACAGAGTAACCGCGATTATCTCCGCTCTGGTTATCTGCATCATCGTCTGCCTGTCATGGGCTGTTAATCATTACCGTGATAACGCAATCGCCTACAAAGAGCAGCGCGATAACAAGGCCAGTGAACTGGAGAAGGCGAACGCCACCATCGCTGACATGCGGAAGCGTCAACGTGATGTAGCAGAACTCGACGCAAGATACACAAAGGAGCTTGCTGATGCTAACGCGACTATCGAAAGTCTCCGTGCTGATGTTTCTGCTGGGCGTAAGCGCCTGCAAGTCGCCGCCACCTGTGCAAAGTCAACGACCGGAGCCAGCGGCATGGGCGATGGAGAAAGCCCAGGACTTACAGCAGATGCTGAACTCAATTATTACCGTCTCCGAAGTGGAATCGACAGGATAACCGCGCAGGTTAACTACCTGCAGGAGTACATCAGGACGCAATGTCTGAAATAATTTTTTTGCAAATCACAAAGTCCATTTAATGAGCCTCGCGATGCGGGGCTTTTTTGCAATAAATGCGTACCGCAACGCATGTTTTTTTTACACCGAACCTGCCCCTTTGGAATGGGCCTTTGAGGATACCAGTTAGTGCTGGCGAGCCTCGGTGGGCTGGTTTCCTGTGCGGCAAAGGTTCATTTCAAATGGTAGGTAAACGTTATGAATATCGTGCCACTTAATTACAAAGGTGAAATTGTCAGTTTCAACACTGATGGTTGGATCAACGTCACAGGTGTTGCTGAGAGATTTGGGAAACGCATTGATAACTGGATGCGTTTGGCAGAAACGCTTGAATACGTTCGTGCTTTAGACGAAGCGTTGACCGGGAAAGAATCTCAAATTTTACATCCCTCACAATCGAGGTATGTAAAAACCAGCAAGGCACGAAAGGACAGGGGTGGTGGTACGTGGCTACATCCAAAACTTTCAGTTGCATTTGCCCGTTGGTGTGATGCTCGTTTTGCTGTGTGGTGCGACCTGCACATTGATAGTCTGCTTCGCGGTGAACTGACTGAGCAGCAGAAATATGAGCAAGCATGTCGCATTCGCGATGACCGGAAATCAAAAGCCAGCAATGGGGCAAGAGAGATGGCTCGCTGGCGATGGGATAAGCCGGTTATTGAAGCAAATGTTGAGTACTGGCGCGAGCAACTGCAGTTGACTCTCGATATCGCGTGCTGATGGCAAACGCAAAACTGCGTTATCGAAAAAATCAAAGCATTACTAGAACTGAGCAACGGCTATCCATTACAAAGCCCATCTACGGGTGGGCTTGATAATGGCTTATACCCTGCACGGGATAACTTAACTGATATCCCTTTTAACGGATAAACGGAGCCAACAATGGCAGAGATTATTCCCATGACTGAAGAACAGAAATTCCAGTTAGAGATTTACAAACTGGTCATGAACCAGAACGCAGCTGCAGAGGAAGCATTTCAGTTCATTGGCACTGACGAACTGAAGCTTGAGCTATTCAAAATTCACTTCCAGTCAGGCGGCGCTAATTCAGATATCACGACCCGCACTATCGAAGCGGTGCGTAAATCGAAGGAAGCGTTAGACCTGTTCACTACCGGAGCGTAAACATGGCAACTCAAGGTTTCGACAACCCATCCAAATTCCGCGATGAATGGGATAAGCAAGCAGAAGGGAAATAATCAATATGGCGACTGAGAAAAAGAAAGGTGGTCGCCCCTCTGATTATATGCCGGAGGTGGCTAATGACATTTGCGCATTGCTTTCCTCCGGTGAGAGTCTGCGCAAAGTTTGCGAACGCCCAGGAATGCCGAGCAAAACATCAGTTTTTCGCTGGCTGGCTGAACATCAGGAGTTTCGTGACCAGTACGCGAAGGCAACAGAGACTCGGGCCGACTCTATTTTCGAAGAGATATTCGAAATTGCTGACGACGTAATCCCTGATGCCGCCGAGGTGGCAAAGGCAAGACTTCGCGTTGATACCCGCAAATGGGCGCTGGCCAGAATGAATCCCCGTAAGTATGGCGACAAGGTAACTAATGAGCTTGTCGGCAAAGACGGAGGCGCAATCCAGATTGAAACATCACCGATGAGCACTCTGTTCGGAAAATGACCTCGATTAATCCTATCTTTGAACCGTTCATTGAGGCGCATCGCTACAAAGTCGCCAAAGGCGGTCGAGGTAGCGGCAAATCATGGGCAATTGCGAGGCTGCTTGTTGAAGCGGCGCGTCGGCAGCCAGTGCGTATTCTCTGCGCTCGCGAACTGCAAAACAGTATCAGCGATTCGGTAATCCGGCTGCTTGAAGACACCATAGAGCGTGAAGGGTATACGGCTGAGTTTGAAATTCAGCGTTCCATGATTCGTCATCTCGGAACGAATGCTGAGTTCATGTTCTACGGCATCAAAAACAACCCGACGAAGATTAAATCGCTCGAAGGCATTGATATCTGCTGGGTGGAAGAAGCGGAAGCGGTAACAAAGGAATCGTGGGATATCCTGATGCCAACCATCCGCAAGCCGTTTTCCGAAATATGGGTGAGCTTTAACCCGAAGAACATACTCGACGATACCTATCAGCGATTCGTTGTAAATCCTCCCGATGATATTTGCCTGCTGACGGTGAACTACACCGACAACCCGCACTTTCCTGAAGTTCTCCGTCTGGAGATGGAAGAGTGCAAACGCAGAAACCCGACACTGTATCGTCACATCTGGCTTGGTGAGCCAGTAAGCGCAAGTGATATGGCAATCATCAAACGTGAATGGCTTGAAGCCGCAACCGATGCGCACAAGAAACTCGGATGGAAAGCGAAAGGCGCTGTTGTCTCTGCGCATGACCCATCAGACACAGGGCCAGATGCTAAAGGTTACGCATCGCGTCACGGTTCGGTAGTTAAGCGCATTGCCGAAGGCCTGCTGATGGACATCAACGAGGGCGCTGACTGGGCTACTTCTCTGGCGATTGAAGACGGCGCTGACCACTACTTGTGGGATGGTGATGGTGTTGGTGCAGGTCTACGCAGACAGACAACGGAAGCGTTCTCCGGTAAGAAAATCACCGCCACGATGTTCAAGGGCAGCGAATCGCCATTCGATGAGGATGCGCCTTATCAGGCCGGAGCATGGGCTGATGAAGTCGTGCAGGGCGACAACGTTCGCACTATTGGCGATGTATTCCGCAATAAGCGAGCGCAATTCTATTACGCGCTGGCTGACAGGCTGTATCTGACATATCGGGCGGTTGTTCACGGTGAGTATGCAGACCCCGACGACATGCTGAGTTTCGACAAAGAAGCAATAGGCGAGAAGATGCTGGAGAAGCTGTTTGCAGAACTTACGCAGATTCAGCGCAAATTCAATAACAACGGGAAGCTGGAGCTTATGACTAAGGTAGAAATGAAGCAAAAGCTCGGGATCCCATCTCCTAACCTGGCTGATGCGTTGATGATGTGTATGCATTGCCCGGAGTCGGCTGCGCAACCCGACTATTCCAGTTACTCAATTCCTTGTGGTGTAGGTTGATATGGCAGAAAAAAAGATGACTGACTGGCATCGCAAGGTGCTGTGCAACTTTGATAATGCCTGGTCAGCAACGCAGGATATGCGTGAGCAGATTATTGAGGCTCAACGTTTCGTCAGGGTGTCCGGCGCACAGTGGGAAGGCAGCACAAACGCTGGTTACTCATTTGATGAAGGCAGGTTTGAGCATTATCCGCGTTTTGAACTGAATAAGATTGCCCGTGAATGTGATCGCATCATTGGCGAGTATCGACAGAATCGCATCAGCGTTAAATTCAGACCGAAGGACGATAAGGCATCGGAAGCGTTAGCCGAAAAGATGAACGGAAAATTCCGCGCTGACTATCAGGAAACATCCGGTGGCGAAGCGTGTGATAACGCATTTGATGATGCCGTAACGGGTGGATTTGGTTGTTTCCGCATGTGTGCCGATTACGAAGATGAAATGGATCCTAGTAATGAGCAGAGGCGCATCAGCCTTCTTCCTGTTTACGACCCGGCGACATGCGTCTTCTTCGATCAGGACAGCAAGCAATATGACCGCTCTGATGCTATGTGGGCTATGGAAATGTTCTCCATGACGCCTAAAGCGTTCGAGGCTGAATACCCTGATTCCATTGCGGCAAGCCTTTCTCGGGATGACACTGGTACTCAGTATGACTGGTCAACGCCCGATGCCATCTATGTTGGACGCTACTACGAAGTTCGCATAGAGAAGGTGAAGCTCACGGCGTGGCGCAACCCTGTTAGCGGAGAAACGGCAATCTATGATGAAGAGCAAATCAAAGATATTGTCGACGAGCTGACCGATGGTGCATTCGAACTGATTGGCGAGCGAACGGTGAAGAAGCGCCGCGTTTATTGCGGTCTTCTGTCTGGCGCTGAATGGCTGGAAGAACCGAAGCGTATTCCGGGCGAACATATTCCTCTCATCCCGGTATATGGGCGTCGCTCATTTGTTGATAATCAGGAGCGAATAGAAGGCCACGCAGCAAAAGCGATGGATGCACAGCGTCTTGAGAACCTGATGGTTTCTATGATTGCAGATAACGCTACTCAGGCTGGCGGTGATGGCATTCCTATCGTGGATGTTGATTTCATTCCCGGCCCATTAATGAATCACTGGGCAGAGAGGAATAAGAAAAGACCTGCAGTTCTTCCCATGACCAGCAAGAAGGACAAAAACGGAACGGTCATTTCAGAGGCTCAGGTTGCTGGCTGGACACCTCCGACACAAATGCCTCCTGCTCTTGCCGGGCTATTGCAGTACACCGGAACGGCTATTCAGCAAATTACAGGTGCGTCGCAGCTTGAGAACATGCCGAGCAACGTCGCTACCGATACCGTTGATAGCATCTTTAACCGGATGGACACGCAGTCCTATATCTACATGGACAACATGGCTAAATCCATGCGTCGCGCTGGCGTTGTGTGGCTTTCTATGGCGCGTGAGGTCTATGGCAGTGATACGCCGATGCGTATCGTTAATGAGGACGGCAGCGATGACGTGGCGCTGATGACTGGTGAAGTGGTTGACCGTCAGACAGGGCAGGTTATCGCGCTTAATGACCTTTCGCAGGGTAACTATGAAGTGACTGTCGATGTTGGCCAGTCGTTCGCTACTCGCCGTGATGCAACGGTTAAGTCGTTACTTTCCATGCTGGCACTTATCCCACCAGGAACTCCGAAGCACGACCTTGTATCGTCGATGATTCTCGACAATATGGACGGCGAAGGGATGGACGACCTGAAAGAATACAACCGCAATCAGTTGCTTCTGTCTGGCGTTATCAAGCCGAGAACGCCTGAAGAGCAGCAGATGGTTGAACAGGCGAAACAACAACAGGCCAGTCAGCCAGATCCGGCTATGGTTGCAGCGCAAGGTCAGCTTCTTGCTGGTCAGGCTGAATTGCAGAAAGCGCAGAACGAACAGGCAGCCATTCAGGTTAAAGCATTCCAGGCACAAACTGATGCTCAGGTTGCAGCGGCAAATGTTGTGAAAATACTCGCATCTGCCGATAGCCAGCAGAAATCTGATATCCGCGAGGCTCTGAAACTGCTCGGACAGTTCCAGCAACAGCAAGGAGACAATGCCCGTGCTGATGCAGAGCTTGTCCTGAAAAGTCAGGCACAGGGCCATGCGCAGCGCATGGACATCAGCAGCATCCTGCAAAAATCAACCCGGCAACAACCACAGCAGTAATTAACCCATAACGTGCAATGGCTGTCTTTATGAGGCCTGGCACCCTATTGCCTTCCGATGGGCTGAACATCGAGTAAACAGGGGTAACAAATGGACCAGATGGCAGAAAACACACCAGAAGTTGAAATCGAAACCGACGCGTCAGAGCAGATTCCTGATGATGTCGAACTGGCTGAAGAAGTCGAAACAGAAGATGGCAGTGAGTCCTCTGGCAATGATGCAGAGGAAGCTACTGAAACTGATGACGACGAATCAGAACAGGAATTCTACTTTGGTGACGAAAAGCTGGATTCGCCAACCAGCGAAGATAGCGCAGAGCATGGACTGGTAAAACACCTGCGCAAGACGATTAAAGAGAAAGATCGCGAGCTGAAAGAGCTGATGCGTCAGTCTCAGAAACCCGTCGAGCAGCAGCCGGTAATCACTCAACCACCGCGAATGCCAAAACTGGATGATGAGGACATCGGTTTCGATGAAGAAATCTATCAGCAACGCATGGCTAAGTGGGCAGAGGATAACGGAAAGTACCAGCAACAGGAGATGGCTCGCAAGCAGAAGGAGCAGGAGCTTCAGGCTGCTTATCAAGAGCGATTATCCAAATATCAGCAACGTGTTAAGGCTCTCAAGGTTCCTGGCTATCAGGAAGCAGAACAGGCCGTACTCGAGGAAATCCCCATCGAGACACAAAACGCGATCCTGTTTGAGTCAGAGAAGCCGGAAATCGTTGTTCTGGCGCTTGGTCGCAACGCTGAACTGCGCAAGCAACTGGCAGAAGCTACCAACCCCGTAGCAATTGGTCGTCTGCTGGAACGTATCGAATCGAAGGCCAGAATCATGCCAAAAGCAAAAACCACGGCAGCCACAACCCCGACAGTTAAGGGGAGCAACGGCGCAGTAATCAATAACCTCGACAAACTGAAAGCCAAGGCGCTGGAAACTGGTGACTGGACGCCGTATTTCGCCGCTAAAAAGGCAAAAAAATAACCTATCGGAGCATTAAGCATGGCTAACCAATTAGCAAAAGACCTTGAAATCATGTTCGAAAACTACGTTGAAGGCTTTGAGGCCGCCTGCGTAGTTTCCCGTAACGCTAAAAAATTCCGTCCCGGTGATACAGCAATGCAGCGAGCAGGTGATGTTCTGTATCGTCCGCAGCATTACCACATGAATATTGAGGAAGGCCTCGACCTCAGCAGCAAAACGCCAACAGCACTGGTTCAGCGCCTTGTTCCTTCTGTGTTCAAGGAGCCGAAAAACATTCTGTACACTCTGGATGCGCGTGAAATGCGTGACCCGGAACATAAAACTGAAGCTGGTCGCGCCGCAGGTATGCGCCTTGCTGCACAGATTGACTCTGACCTAATTTCCATGGTTACGCAGCGTGCTACTAACGTGATCACAATGTCTGACTCAACCACTGGTTCACAGGGCCGTGATTTGTGGAACTGTGCGGCAGGTATTGATGCCACTATGACGGCGATTGGTGTACCGCAGGGTATCAACCGCCGCTCTTTCTGGAACCCCTTCAACTACAAAGACCTTGCTGGCGAGCTTGGTCACCGTGCCTATGCTCAGGGCGCAACCTTGACAGCATACGAAAAAGCGCAGATCCCTCCGGTTGCGTCCTTCGATAGCTACAAGACCGATATTTCTGGTCGTGTTCCGAAGGGTACAGCAACTTCCCTGACGCTGGCGGCTGAACCTGCGCACAAGGTTGAAGCGAAAGATGCCAACGATATGCCAGTGGATAACCGACAGGGGACCATTACGGTATCTGCATCTGGTTTGCAGGTTGGCGATGCGTTTACCATTGCAGGGGTGAATTCCGTACACCAGATCACCAAAGATACCACCGGGCAGCTGCAGGTATTCCGCGTTCTGGCAGTAAGCGGAACGACAGTAACTATCTCCCCGAAAATTCTGCCGCCTGACAACGCGGATGTCGCCAGCCGACCATATGCAAACGTTGATGCTAACGCGGCAAATGGTGCAGCAATTACCATTCTCAACAAAAATGCCGCACCGGCTAACCTGTTCTGGGCTGATGGTTCTGTTGAGCTGATGTACGGCAAACTGGCGTTCCCTACTGGTCAGGGGCCACAGGTAATGACAGCAACCACCGAGCAGGGCGCTACGCTGATCATGTCTTACGCCTTCGACCACATCAAAGGTGTAACCACTGCGCGTTTCACCACCCTGTACGGTTGCTCTGTACTTGTTCCTGAATATACGGGCATCGTTATTGCCGGGCAGTAATTTTGGTGGGGCTTCGGCCCCATTTTTATTTGGAGAAGACAATGGCACGAACAATGCTCTATAAGCCTGGCAACATGATCACCTGTGGTCAGTTTGCTGTCGATTACATCATTGTTGATGACGAAGAAGTTAAATCTCACCTGAAAAAAGGCTGGGTAAAAACTCCTGAAGAAACCGCAACGAAGCATAAAGTGGCTAAGGCGGAAGAAGATGGCGAAAACGAAGGGTGATCTCGTTCTTAAGGCTTTACGAAAAGCCGGGCTGTATTCCAATGCCACGTTGACAGATGCCGACCCTCAGGCAATAGAAGATGCCATTAATGACCTCGAAGACATGATGGCAGCATGGCAGGCGAAAGGTATCGAGCTTGGATATCAGTTTGCTGATACAGAAAACGGCATCATGCCGTTACCTGACGATGATTCAGGTATCCCTGCATGGGCAAATGATGGCGTCGCTTTGAAACTCGCTGTGCAAGTGTGCATGGATAACGTCATTCAGCCGTCAGATGCTCTCCTTACCGCTGCTGACAGCGCATATCAGACAATCTGCATCGCTTTAACCAAAATACCACCACTTGAGCGGCGAAATGACATGCCTCGCGGTAGTGGTAACAAAAGCGCGTTTACGTGGAATCGGTTTTACATCGAGAAAGATGATCCGAGTACGTGAGGTGAATAAATGCCGATTCAGCAACTTCCGCTTATGAAAGGTGTCGGCAAAGACTTTCGAAACGCCGACTATATCGACTATCTGCCAGTGAATATGCTGGCTACACCCAAAGAAATCCTCAACAGCAGCGGATATCTTCGCTCATTCCCGGGCATTGCCAAACGTTCTGATGTGAACGGTGTATCTCGAGGCGTCGAGTACAACATGGCGCAGAATGCTGTCTATCGTGTGTGTGGCGGCAAGCTCTACAAAGGCGAAAGCGAGGTCGGTGATGTTGCCGGAAGTGGTCGCGTATCAATGGCGCATGGTCGAACATCTCAGGCGGTAGGCGTTAATGGTCAACTGATCGAGTATCGCTATGATGGCACGGTTAAAACAGTCTCAAACTGGCCTACAGACAGCGGATTCACTCAGTATGAGTTAGGTTCGGTTCGCGACATTACGCGTTTACGTGGGCGTTATGCGTGGTCAAAAGACGGCACTGATTCATGGTTTATCACTGACCTTGAAGACGAATCGCATCCTGACCGTTACAGCGCACAATATCGTGCCGAGTCTCAGCCGGACGGCATCATCGGTATCGGGACATGGCGAGACTTCATCGTCTGCTTTGGTTCATCGACTATTGAATATTTCTCCCTGACTGGCGCAACCACCGTTGGTGCTGCTTTGTATGTCGCACAGCCATCACTGATGGTGCAAAAAGGCATTGCCGGAACTTACTGTAAAACGCCGTTTGCTGATTCTTATGCGTTTATCAGCAATCCGGCAACAGGTGCTCCGTCTGTATACATCATCGGCTCCGGTCAGGTGTCACCAATCGCCAGCGCGAGCATTGAGAAAATCCTCCGCTCCTACACTGCTGATGAACTGGCTGATGGTGTGATGGAATCGCTGCGGTTTGATGCTCATGAGTTGCTGATTATCCACCTTCCTCGCCATGTTCTTGTTTACGACGCATCTTCAAGCGCCAATGGTCCGCAATGGTGTGTGTTGAAAACAGGCCTGTATGACGATGTGTACCGCGCTATCGACTTCATTTACGAAGGCAATCAGATAACGTGCGGCGATAAGCTGGAGTCCGTGACCGGGAAATTGCAATTCGACATCAGCAGCCAGTACGACAAGCAACAGGAACACCTGCTGTTTACTCCACTGTTCAAAGCGGATAACGCCAGAGTGTTCGACCTTGAGGTTGAATCGTCAACTGGCGTTGCGCAGTATGCTGACCGCCTTTTTCTCTCTGCAACCACTGACGGCATCAATTACGGGCGTGAGCAGATGATTGAGCAGAATGAACCGTTCGTTTACGACAAACGCGTTTTGTGGAAGCGAGTAGGGCGCATCAGGAAAAATGTCGGCTTCAAATTGCGCGTTATCACGAAGTCACCTGTCACTCTGTCTGGCTGCCAGATAAGGATTGAGTAATGGCGGATTCGAATCTCAATACACCTGTTATTGTTCAGGCGACGCGGCTCGATACATCAATCCTTCCACGCAATATCTTCTCGCAGTCATATCTGCTTTACGTTATCGCACAGGGTACTGATGTTGGTAACGTGGCGAACAAGGCCAACGAGGCCGGACAGGGCGCTTATGACGCACAAGTCAGGAACGATGAGCAGGATGTGATTCTGGTCGATCACGAAGAAAGAATTCGTCAGCTCCGCATTGAAGTAGATGACCATGAAATCCGTATTGCTGCGAATACTGCGGCAATTGCAGAGCTGGATGTCAGACTAACCACGGCTGAAGGAGAAATAGTCACTTTACAGGCTGACGTCAGCGCTCTTGATGGCCGGGTTACGACTGCTGAGAGCAACATTTCTGCATTACAGGACGACTATGTATCGAAAACAGCCACTGCAACACAATCGCTGGCATCTCCCCTCAATGTAACAACATCCTATTCGGTCGGCGGCACCAAGGTTATTGGTGCTCGTCAGACAGGGTGGACAGCAGCCACAGGTACGCCACTTCTTGGCTCATTCAACGCTAACCAGTCATACACTGTCGGCACTACGTACACACAATCCGAAGTCGCATCTCTCGCTACAGGTTTGCAGCAGGCGCGGCAGCGTATTCTGGCGCTTGAAACGGCACTTAGATTACATGGGCTGATTGACTGATGATTACATTCAAACCAACGCGAAACATTGACCTGATCGAAGCAGTCGGAAATCACCCTGACATTATCGCCGGGAGCAACAACGGTGATGGATACGACTACAAACCTGATTGCCGTTACTTTGAGGTGAACGTGCACGGGCAGTTCGGCGGAATTGTTTACTATCAGGAGATTCAGCCTTTGACCTTTGATTGCCACGCCATGTACCTGCCAGAGATTCGCGGATTCAGCAAGGAAATCGGGCTGGCGTTCTGGCGATACATTCTGACTAACACCACCGTTCAGTGCGTCACATCGTTCGCTGCACGCAAATTCCGCCACGGGCAGATGTACTGCGCAATGATTGGCCTTAAGCGTGTAGGAACCATCAAGAAATACTTCAAAGGCGTGGATGACGTGACGTTTTACAGCGCCACACGCGAAGAACTAATCGACTTCCTGAATCACGGGAGATAGCCATGTTATATGCATTTAAGCTGGGCAGAAAACTGCGCGGTGAGGAACCTTATTGCCCTGAAAAAGGCGGGAAAGGTGGCAGTTCTGATAAAAGCGCAAAATATGCAGCAGAAGCTCAGAAGTATGCCGCAGACCTGCAAAATCAGCAGTGGCAGACGATCATGAAAAACCTTGCTCCGTTCACGCCTCTTGCGGAGCAGTATGTTAACCAGCTTCAGAATCTTTCCAGTTTAGAAGGTCAGGGGAAGGCACTTAATCAGTATTACAATTCTCAGCAGTATAAAGACCTTGCAGGTCAGGCGCGTTACCAGAGTCTTGCTGCTGCGGAGGCGACTGGTGGACTTGGTTCGACAGCCACAAGCAATCAACTGGCTACGATCGCGCCGACACTCGGTCAGTCTTGGTTATCAAACCAGATGAGCAATTACAACAATCTGGCAAACGTTGGGCTTGGTGCGCTGCAAGGTCAGGCAAACGCCGGGCAGACGTACGCCAACAACATGAGCAGCATTGCACAGCAAAGCGCAGCTCTTGCCGCTGCTAATGCCAACAAACCATCAAGTCTTCAGACAGCAATTAGTGGCGGAACGTCTGGTGCGATTGCCGGTGCAGGTCTTGCCAGCCTTTTGGGAACATCAACACCTTGGGGCGCTGGCATTGGTGCTGGTATCGGATTGCTTGGCTCGTTGTTTTAAGGGGTAATCATGGCTACTTGGCAAGGAACAAATGGCGGATTGTTGGCTGGTATCGGTGGTGTCAACTCAAACGCTCCGAACGTAAATGACATCGGCAATACGCTTCAGCTTATCAGGCAGAACAATGATATTGAGCGTTCAGGCGCTAACAATGTTGGGCTGACTGCTTTGCAAGGCCTTTCAGGTATTGCGGGGGTGTTTCAGCAGGAAAAGCAGGCTCAGCGGCAGAAAGAATTTCAGCAGGCATACGCTAATGCTTATGCGTCTGGTGATCGCGGTGCTTTGCGTCAGTTAGCTACTGAATATCCAGACCAGATTGAATCCGTTCGTAAAGGCATGGGGTTCATTGATGAAGACCAGCGCAATTCTATCGGCACCTTAGCGGCTGGCGCCCGCCTTGCATCATCGTCTCCAGAAGCAATGCAATCATGGCTGCAAAACAACGCCAAGGAACTGACTCGCGTCGGTGTTGACCCTAACAGCGTTGCTCAGATGTATCAGCAGAATCCTTCAGGATTTGGTGAGTTTGTTGATCACCTTGGGATGGCTGCGCTTGGTCCGATTGACTACTTCAATGTTCAGGACAAGATGGCTGGTCGTGAGATTGACCGAGGCAGGCTGGCAGAGACAATCCGCAGCAATCAGGCAGGAGAAGCACTAACAGCTCGAGGTCAGGACATCCAGATACGTGGACAGAACATCAGCGCACAGAATGCTGCTCTTTCCCGAGAAATACAAAGAGCAGAATTACAAGAAAAGGCTCTGGACAGACAGATAGCCAGAGAAAGCAATCAGTTAAAGCTTGAAGAGCTAAAACAGAAACAGGCAGATGTTCGGCAAAAGGCTGACATAGCCCGCGCTGACAGGCAGGCCGCCGCTCAGGGTGCAGTTGATACGTTCAGCACCGCGCTTGATTCTCTCAACGAGATAGAGCAAAGCCCCGGCCTTTCAAAAGCAGTAGGAATTCGCTCAGCGTTTCCGACAGTTCCTGGCTCTGATGCGGCTAACTTTGAAGCAAGGCTCGACACCTTTAAAGCTCAAACATTCCTTCCTATGGTGCAGTCCCTGAAGGGTATGGGCGCTCTTTCAGATGCTGAGGGTAAAAAATTATCCGATGCGGTTGGTGCCCTAAGCCCCAAAATGAGTGAAAAGGCTTTTCGTGACTCTATCGGAAAGATTAGAAATCAGCTTGAAAGCAAGTTGAGCACTGTTAAAAAACAGTTTGATTATCAGGATCCAGTACAGAATACGCCAGGACAACAATCTCCTGCTGGCAGTAACTTTTCTTCACTATGGGGTGATTAATGGCTAAAGCATGGAAAGATGTTATCGCCTCTCCACAGTATCAGGCGTTAGCACCAGAACAAAAAGCGCAGGCTCAGGAGCAATACTTCAATGAAGTCGTGGCCCCGAAAGCCGGAGAAAATGCAGAGCAGGCTAAGCAAGCTTTCTATGCTGCCTATCCATTGCCATCTGTGCATCCAGTGGAGACACAACAACCAGTAGCACAGCAACAACCACAGCAAAGTGGATTTATGTCTGATCTTGGTGAAGCCGTGAAAGAAACTGGTCGCGGACTGGTGCAGGCTGGCGTGAACGTGGCAAACATACCTGCATCAGTTGCCGATGCTGTAACAAGCGCGGCGGCTTGGGCTGGCGGTAAACTCGGCATTGGCGATGGTACATATCAACCAGCACCACGAGTAACAACGCAGGGATTAGAGCAGGACTTTGGCCTTCAGCAAGGTGCGCTGACTCCACAAACGACAGAGGGAAGGGTATTTGCTGAAGCATTGCCTTACCTCACTCCTGCTGGCGTTGAGAGAGCGGCGGTACAGGCACCAACACTTGCTGGTCGAATTGCTCATGGGGCAACTCGCCTTCTAGCAGAAAACGCAGTTGGATCACTTGCTGCAAATAGTGCGAAAGATGATGCGGAAGCACTCGCTACCGATTTAGGTGTTGGAGTTCTGGCAGGCGGCGCTATTAACGCTGCTGGACGTGGATTAGGTGCTGCTTATCGTGGCGTTCGTGGTGCTATTGCGCCAGAAGCGCAGCAGGCTATCAGATTTGCAGAGCGTGAAGGAGTGCCTCTGCACACCACAGACCTGTTACAACCTACTTCCCGCGTCGGAAAAATGGCGCAGACTACAGCAGAAAATATCCCTCTGGCTGGAACAAGCGGAATGAGAGCAACGCAACAGGAAGCGAGAAGCCAGTTGGTGCAGAGATTTGCTGATAAATTCGGGGAGTATGATCCAGCGGTTGTTATTGACAGCCTTAAAGCGAAAACATCAGGAATTCGTCGTGCCGCCGGTAATCGACTGGAGCAGGTTCAGAATGCTATGGCTGGAGTAAACATTCAGCCTGCGCGAGCAATTCAGCAGATTGATACAGAAATATCTAACCTGCAGAAGCTTGGTAAGGTGGCTGATAACGAGACAATTTCAAAACTTCAGTCATATCGTGATGAGCTTGTTCGCAATGCTGGCCCTGATGGTCCGGTAAATCTGGATTTGAAGCAATTAAGCGACCTGCGCAGTCAGTTCAGAATGGACGTGAAGGGTGAGCGACCAGTGTTACCAAACCGTTCCGATGCTGCCATTCAGCGCGTTTACAAGGCGATGACCGACGATATCAATGGTGCCATTGGTCAGAATCTTGGCAACGATACTCTCCGTAAATATCAGCAGGCCAATGCCGTCTACGCTGACGAAGCGGCGAAACTAAAGAATACCAGGCTGAAGAATGTTCTCATGAAAGGCGACCTGACGCCGGAAGTTGTCAACAACATGCTATTCAGCAAGAACAAATCGGAAATTAAGACGCTGTATAACTCAGTTGGTCGTGTTGGCAGGGTGCAAATGCGCAATGGCATCATTGGAAAGGCGATGGAGAAATCTGGCGGATCCCCTGACCAGTTCCTTCGGCAGCTTAACATCCTGCAAAACCAGACTGGCATCACATTTAAGGGGCAGGACGCTGCTTATCTGAAAGGATTGAAAAATTACCTTCAGTCCACTCAGCAGGCAGCAAAAGCGGCAGTAACAACACCAACAGGGCAGCAAACCATCCCGTTCATTATCGGGTATGGGACGGCAATGAACCCGGCGACAACTGGCGCAGCAGTAAGCTACGGACTTCTTACTCGCGCCTATGAGAGCGAACCATTCAGAAATGCAATGCTCCGAATGGCAAACACCCCACGCGGATCAACAGCGTTTGAGAAAGCCATGCAGCAGGCGCAAAAGGCCATTAACGCCCTGACTCAGGGTGCCAAGTCTGATGCGTTGTCAGAATAGCTTCGCAAACACCAGGAACGTGCAAAAACCAAATATGTAGAACGCAATATTCAGCATATCTCTTTGCATAAATCCTCCGTAACTGATGGTTAGCTGCTGTCTTTTTTATATAGCTCTTTGAGCGTATCAAAGACAATTTTCTTAACCATATCAGATTGTTGTTCTGCCATACGCTCTGCATCGTCAATGTAAACTGATGCAGAGCTTTGTTTAGCCAATGATTCTTCAATCGCTGCAATTATCTCTGAGTTCAGCGACCTGTTATTCATCTTCGCACGCTGCTTAATTTTCGCGTGGAGTTCATGCGGAAGTCTCAAGTGAAACTGCGCCTCGTCGTATTTGCTGTACATCCTTGATGCCTCACCAGTTGGGTGGAATGGCATCGTAACCTACTGGATAAATACTCAATAGTACCATTTCGGTATGCAATCACATCATGGTTGCATCATATCATTCGTCTGGAGCAATGAAATGTCAGATATCACCGCAAATGTTGTGGTAAGCATGCCTTCGCAACTCTTCACTATGGCGCGTTCTTTTAAAGCTGTAGCCAATGGCAAAATTTATATCGGTAAAATTGATACTGACCCTGTAAATCCTGAAAACCAGATTCAGGTTTATGTGGAGAACGAAGACGGCTCTCACGTTCCTGTTTCGCAGCCAATCATCATTAACGCTGCTGGATATCCTGTATATAACGGACAGATTGCCAAATTCGTTACCGTGCAAGGTCATTCGATGGCTGTTTACGATGCTTATGGGGTGCAGCAGTTCTATTTCCCAAACGTGCTGAAGTATGACCCTGATCAGTTAGAACGGAGACTTTCTTCTGGCAATGGGGCAGATTATATAGGATACCCTGGTTATGACGATTTAACCCAATTCCTACACACTACAATAAGAACTATCGAAGAGTTCAGAGAGCCAGGATACACCGACGCACAAACATTTCAGGCTGCGGTGAATTCAGGTAGTGTAAGAATTCCATCTGGAACAACGATTGAAATCATCGGTAATGTTGATATCACAATCCCGGGAGACAGGATTATTCTCGTAGAGAATGGTGGAGTCATTAAATCCAATGGTCGATTCACTGCATACGGAGTAAATAACGTCCATTGGATTGTTAACGGATTGGTTGAATGCACTGGAATGGTGCCTGCACCTGCAAAATCAGGATGGCCTAACACTGCCGCTGGAACGCAGTCTGGGGATGAACGAGGATTTATCGAGTTCGGCGGTGTTGTATTCGCAGGCAACGATGGATTCTGCTACTCAGTAACTGGTAATGGTAGAATACAAGGATACTGGTCAGGAACTCCAAACAATAGCGATCTGGTTAACCAGGTAAACCGGAAGGGTATAGCTGCATGGAACTGCTCTCGCTTTACAGTTAAAGGCGTTCACATAGACGGATTTGAAGGTGAGCAAGTATACTGGTTCTCTCGTAACGCCAACAACCGTGATGCGTTATTCGATAGCGTAACCAGTACTAACGCACGATTTAATGCGCTAAACATGAACGTTTATAGCGCAATGTTTAATATAGTAATCCGTGATTGTTATACTAACGTTTCCTATAATGGGGTTGAATCATCTGCGGGAGATATAATTAACACAACACATGATGGAAGTGTGAATAGTGGTATTCTTTTTGGTCTTGGTACCGGTGGCGGAAACCGGCTTATTGATAGTAATAAAGTCAATGATTGCCTTGGTACTCCGTATTCTTTGCTGTATAACAAAGACTATGAGGGGCGCGGATACGTACCTATTGTTACTATCACAAATAACGTGGCCACAAATCCAGCAAACCATTTCATATGTGTATCTGGTATTTCAGGGTTAAAAATAGAAAACAACATCTGCTATGGTTTAAAGGCAGGGAAGTTTATACAGGCTACTGTAATTGAAGGTGGTGTGATAAAAAACAACACCAACTACAAACCTAATGCTGGTACTCAACATGTATATCAAGCAGCTTGTTATTCCGTGTTTGAATCAGATAATGATCTTATAACGTTAGGAGGATCGTATGCTCCAACGAAATTGTCAGAACGTGCAATAACAGGTGGGTTAGAGTCGAACATCACCGCGTTCGGTATCAGGGAAAACTTTCATGAGTTAAGGGCAGGTAATCCGCAGCTTGCATCTGGGCCGGAATACAGATTCTCTTATGATACCGGGGTTAACTTTATAGCTGCATCGATAAGTTCGAATCTTATTGCTTATGATGGCGCAGGTGCATCTGCCAATCTTTCTTTTAATAACCTGAAGATCAATAACTCCGACGTACTCGGTCAGTCATGGGAGATGACTACTCGCGGTTATTTATCACCCGGTACTGATGGCACACAGGATTTTGGAGCTGCAAGCAGGAGAATAAATTCAAGTTATTTCACCGTATCACCTATTGTTTCATCTGACAAATGCTTAAAGCAACAGGAGGAGTGGCTTGATGATGCTGAGAAACGTGTGGCTTTAAAAATAAAACGGTTACTAAAAAAATATAAGTTAAATGACTCTGTGTTAAAAAAAGGAAATAATGCAAGGATTCATATTGGTGTGATTGCTCAAGATGTAAGAGATGCATTCTTATCGGAAAATCTAGACCCTCATTCTTACGCGCTGTTTTGTTATGATGAATGGGATGAATCTCCTGAGATTGTAGAAAGAGATGAACATGGAACATTAACAGTCAAACAACCATATATTGCATCTGGAAGCAGATATAGCATCAGGTATGATGAATTATTATGCTTTATAATTGCTGCTATTTAGTGTATTAATCATAAAAATGCAGCCATTTTTATAATGTCAATGCTATTGATTCAGTTTTGATGTGTGTTATATTTGCTGAAAAAACTGATGAACTAGACGAAAATGGCTCAACTAAAACTAAACTCCATTCAGGTTATGCGAGGCATTGCGGCTCTTATGGTGGTTGGTTTCCACTACCGTACCAGCCTGAATGGAGTGTATGCTCAGGCAAATCTTGGTGATCTCCTCTTCATGAATGGCGCTTTTGGCGTAGATTTATTTTTTATAATTAGTGGATTTATCATTGTTTATTCAACTAAAAATAGAATTGAAAATACGCCTATTGCTTTCTTTATAAAAAGATTGTTCAGGATTTACCCAGTATATTTAATTGCATTATCTTTATTGCTGATGGGTGTATTTTTTGACTTCTCAATAATGTCATTCCCTCAAACATGGTTTGACTGGAAAGATATCTTGAAATCATACCTGTTTATAACTTCTGATATGAGTCAGCAAGGCCCGTTTTATGGCTATGGGTTATTGTATCCCTCCTGGACATTGATATATGAGGTTTATTTTTACTTTGTATTTATGATGTGTCTAATGGTAAGTCATAAGTATAGAGCACTTTTAACTGTAGTTACCATAACATCTGTTGTTATTTTTGGGCAGTTGATTTTCTCTGGAGTAATAACTCTTGACCCCTATACTGTTTCAGTAGGTGAAACAAAAAGATTAATAGACCACGCTAAATTTATAATCAACCCTATAGTGTTTGATTTTATTATAGGTGTTTTGCTTGCAGAAGCGTATATTGCAATAAGAAAAGATAGTTACAAAAAAAATACAATTGGAATAATTGCTGTTTCTTTTGTCATCTATTCATTGTCAGCATTGTTGACTCAGTATAAGTCAGGTCACGGTGTTATGAATGGGGGGATGATTGCTTCATTTCTTTTTGTTGGCCTTGTTATTATAGAGAGTCGGCATGATATCGGTTTTCCTAGATTTCTTTGCCATCTTGGTGATCTGTCTTACTCTATTTATCTAATACATATTCCTGTCGGATTATTTTTTGCAAAATATGGTTCGGATATACCGTGGTATCCTAAAAATCCAGGATGGGCAAAGTTCCTAACTGATCTTATGTCTGCATACTTTCTTTCACTAATCATGTTTAATTATATAGAGAAACCAAGCGTCATCATAGGGAAAAAGCTGATCGAAAAATTGCGACTAAAGTAG